TGGGCTGGTGGCCGAACGGCGGGCGGCGTTCCAGTCGGCAATGTCCTGCCGTGCGGTTGACATACTGCGGCGCACTGCCACGGGTTTGAGCCTGTCAGTCGGTTTCTTGGCCTTGCTTTCAGGCTCTGCGGCCTTGAGGCCGAAAATGCGTTGGAAGATATTCATTGATTTATGTTTTAAGGTTTTGGTGTTGGGTGTTAGGTGTTAGGTGTTGGTTTGGAGACCCGACACCCAATACCCAATACCCGACACCCGTTTTCATTCGTGTTGGAATTTGCGGCGGCTGGTGTAGTAGAACGCCTGGCTCGCGGGGTTGGTGGCGGGGTCGTTGTCGCCGTCGCGGTTGTCGTCGGTGGTGGCCACTCCGGTGAGAATGAGCCGTTGGTCGACGCCTTTCATTCCGGCAATGCGCTCAAGAGTGTCGACAGCGTGAGAGTGCAGGTCTTTGAGTTTGTCGTAGAGCATATCCACGTTGCAGAGCGTGCAAATGTTGTAGGTGGCAATCTCCTGAACGAGCCTAATGAGCAGCGCGTTGCGGTTGGCACCTGTCTGTGCGAAAATGGTCTCCACGTCGTATTCCTGCCAGGCGGCGTACTGTTGTGCAGTGAGCCGTGCGGTGTGGCGCAGATTGTTGGCTGCCAACAGGTAGCTTTTGACTTCGGTCTCGGCCGACAGAATGGCGCTCTCCTGGAGCGTGGTGTCGTTGCCCACAATTGCCGTCAGTTGGTAATCGTAGAGCAGCGCGTTGAGTTCGGTTGTAGCAATGTACATAGTTCTGTTGTTTTTGGTGTTGGGTGTTTGGTGTCAGGTGTTTGTAGGGACGCCGATTTATCGCGTCCGACCAAAACCCAAAACCCAATACCCGACACCTGATTCACATTGCAAAAATGCCCCGACCGGCTACCTATTAAAAATATATTAATCAATCTGATAAATGTTTTTGCGGGGGTGTTTGCGGCTGCTGATTTTCGCACTGTCAAAAAACAACACGGAACTATGGCCGAATCGAAAACAACGAAAACATCGGAGCTGAAAAACAAGAAAGACATTGCCAGGCTGCTGTTTATGCAGGGCGTTACGCAAGACGCCATCGGCGAGCGCGTGGGCGTGAGCCGCAACACTGTGGCCAAATGGGCAAAAGACGGCAAATGGGACGAGTGCCGCGCCGCTTTGAACGTTACCCGCCCCGAAATAGTGAACAAGAACCTGCTGCTGATAAGCCGCCTGCTTGACCGACTCAACACCGATGACATCGACCTGAAAGACGTGGGCAAGATTGTGGACCAGATAAGCAAGCTGGCCGCAGCCATCGAGCGCATCGACAAGAAAGCCAACGTGGTTGACGCTGTGGAGGTGTTCACCGCCCTCGACCAGTGGCTAATCAAACGTATGGAATGGGACAAAAGCATCACACCCGAACTGGTGCGCACCTTCGACCATTACCACCAACTCTACATCAGCGAAATGGTGAACAAAAAAGAGGGGATTAAGCCATAAGGCATTAGGCATTAGTTGAGAGACCAACCTTCTAAACAGCGAAGCGACTTAACTTCTAAACTCTAAACATTAAACACTAAACTCTAAACATTTATGCGATTCGTACTCACCGACAGCACTCACGCCAACAGTTATGGATTCCGCACAGCCATCGAGGGCTTGAACCTCGACCGCTTCCGCAACAACCCCGTAATGCTCTACGCCCACGACGATGAGAAAGTCATCGGACGCTGGGAGGACATCAGAGTCGAGAACGGCCGACTGACCGCCGAAGCAGTGTTTGACACTGACGATGCCGAAGCCGCACTGATTGCGGGCAAAGTGGAGCGAGGGTTCCTGAAGGGCTGCTCGATTGGAATGATTGTGCACGAGATGCGCGAGGTTAACGGCGAACTGGTGGCCACACAATCGGAACTGCTCGAGGCTTCGGTTTGCGCTGTTCCGGCCGACGCCAACGCCATTGCCCTCTACGACCAGAACCGCCGCCGCCTTTCGGCCGCCGACGTGAAGGAAATGCTATTGAAATTCGATTTAAACCACGATAAAATGGAAAAACAGAACCAACAGGCGGAGCAACTCAAAATTGACGAGTTGACACAGGCCAACCAAGGGTTAGCCGCCGCCAACGAGAGCCTGACAGCGGAACTGGAGACAGCCAAGGCTACCATTGCCGACCGCGAAGGGCACATTGAGAAACTCGAGGCGCAGATTGCCCAAATGGAGCAGGAGCGCATCGAGAGTTATTTGAAAGCCGCTGCCGCCGACGGCCGCATCGAGCAGTCGGAGATTGAGCACTTCACAAAGTTGGCCGAGGCAGACTTCGACGCTGTGAAAGCCATTCTCGACAGCCGCTCGAACAAACCGCAGACAAGGCTGGCCGCTGTAACGGCAGGCGCAAAGGCCGAAGTTTCGGCTGCCGTGTGGGACAAAATGGACCGCGAGGGCAAACTTGCCGAACTCAAAGCCACCGACCGCGCACGCTTCGAGGAACTGTACAAGGCAAAATTCGGAGCGGAGTATAAAGGGTGAATTGGTGAATCGTTGAATCGATTAAACCTTCTAAACACTAAACGTTAAACATTAATCATTAAATCTATGCCAAACGCAGGATACATCAACAACGAGGGCGGCTCGTTCGGGTTTTTCGCACCCAAAGGCACGGGCCGCAAAATGTCGCAGTTCCCGCTGTTCGACGTGCCAGCCGTGACTCTATCGAGCAACACGGCCGACGTTGAAGTGGTGCACACCGAGACGCTCATCGACCTGTCGGCCTCGAACCTCGCGGCCAACGCATCGCTGAACCTCGACGTGAAAGCGCCAGTGGGCTCGAAACTGTATGTGAAATCGAAGTCGGGCGGAACAGCCTACAACGTGGTGCTGAAAGACGCCGACGGAACCAACACCTACGCAACGCTCAACGGAGCGCAGAACGCAACCAAGTTCTACACGCTGCTGTGGGACGGCACAACGTTCAACGTGATTTGAAACCAGTGCGGACGCCACAATGTGACGTCCCTACTTTAAACTTTTGAACTTTAAACTTTAAACTTTAAAACCAATGGCACTTAACAAAGAGATTTGGGAGAGTTCGATTGTCGAGGGTTTGTTCGCCGACAATTCGTTCCTTGGCCGCGCCATCAACCACAGCGCGTTTGCCGACAACAAAACAGTGCACGTTCCGAACGCCGGAAGCGCGCCTGAAGTGACTAAAAACCGCGACTCGTACCCGGCAACCGCCGGAAGCCGTACAGATTACGACCTGTCGTACAATCTGGACGAGTTCACAACCGCACCAATCCACATCAAGAATGTGGAGGAGGTTGAGTTGAGCTACGACAAACGCTCATCGATTTTGGGCGCAACACAGGCAGCCTTGAAAGAGGCCGTGGCCGTTGACGTGCTCAAAAAGTGGGTTCCGAGCGGCTACACCTTGGTGAAGACCACAGGCTCGGCAGTTGCTCATCACCTTGCAAGCCAGACTGGCAACCGCAAGGCTGTGACCTTGGCCGACATTGTGGCCGTGAAGAAAGAGTTCGACAAAGCCAACCTTCCGCAAGAAGGCCGCTGCTTTATGCTCGACTACGAAATGTACGCCGAGCTGTTGGACGCTCTCTCGGCAGCACAGTCGAACGCCTTCCTGGCATCGGCCGACACCGCACGCGGCATTGTTGGCAAGCTCTACGGCTTCGACTTCTATATGCGTAGCGAGGTTCTGCGCACCGTTGCAGCAGGCACATCGCTGGCAGCAAGCGCAGCCGCAACTGACCAAGCCGCAGGTATTGCCTGGAGCGACAAGGCCGTTTCGGTTGCTCAAGGGCAGACCTCGATTTTCGAGGCAGAGAACGACCCGACTTACTACGGCGACATTATGAGCGCACTGGTTCGCGCTGGCGGCTCATATATGCGCTACGACAAGAAGGGCGTGGTAATCCTGGCACAGGACACAGCTGCCTAAACAAACATTGTGGAGACGTCATAATATGGCGTCTCTACAATTGACCTGATTGGATATGCGAAAGATTGACCAGATAATAATCCATTGCACGGCCACGCCTGAAGGGCGCGAGGTGACGGTTGCCGAAATCGACAGCTGGCACCGTCAGCGCGGATTCGACGGCATCGGCTACCACTACGTCATCCATTTGGACGGCACGGTGGATGCTGGCCGACCGCTGAACGAGGTGGGTGCGCACTGCAAGGGGCACAACAGCCGCTCAATCGGCATCGCCTACGTGGGCGGGTGCGACCGCAACGGCAACCCCAAGGACACACGGACACCCGAGCAACGGAAAAGCCTGCGGCTGATTGTTTCGCATTTTCTTGACTACTTCCCCGGGGCGACCGTCCACGGGCATAATGAGTTTGCCGACAAAGCCTGTCCGTGTTTCGACGTGCGGGCCGAGTTTGGCAAGGCAAAGCCCGGCGACCGCCAGACGGATTTGTTTGATTTTCTGAATGGAATCTGTAAAGGTTACAAGTCATAAGGCACTTGAAGGGGGCGAGGCTCTAAAAGCCGACCCCCCACGCAAGGCCGATTAAACGTTTTGAGCAATGAAACCTGAAATTTTGACAATAATATCGCTGATTCTGAATGCCGTTTTGTCGGTCAGTTTCATCACCACCATTGTCACGCTGCGCGAGACCAAGCGCAAGGCGCAGGCCGAGGTGGAGGCGGCCAAGACCACCAATGCGAACTCTATTCTGGAAACCAATCAGAAATACATCGTCGAACCCTTAAAGAAAGAAATCAATGCGCTGCGTAAAACTGTCGGTCAGCTTACCCGTGCCATTAATCGCATTACTGACTGCCCTCACTCTGTCGACTGCCCTGTGCGTTCAGAGTTGCAGAAGCAGCAGGACAGCGAGCAATAGCGCCAGCGTGCACGATACGTGCTACTATGAGCGGCTCACCGTTGACACGGTGGTGCGGTTCGAGGCGGATTCGGCTCTTATGCGCGCCCTGTTCGAGTGTGACTCGGCGGGCAACGTGCTAATGAGCGAGTTGCAGACGGCGCAGGGGCAGCGTGTGAGCGTTGCGCCGAAGTTCAAGTATGTGGTTTTGCAGAACGAGAACGGCAAGGTGCGCCGCGACGTCTATTTGGCCGTTCTGGCATACGCCGACAGTTTGCAGACACAGGTTTACGGATTTAAAGAGCGTTTAAGCGCGGCTAAAACCGAACTTAAACAGTCGCAAAACGAGACCAAGCGGAGCGGACGGCGCAATGTCGGGCTGTTCCTGGTTGGAATGGTCTGCGGAGGATTCCTCACGGCGCTGGTTTTTATTAAGGCATTAGGCATTAGGAAATGGTATTAGGTGTCGGGTGTTAGGTGTCAGAACCAAGACCCAAGACCCAACACCAACATTAAACACTAAACGTTAAACATTAAACATTCAACACTATGGCACAAGGAACTGGATATGTAAACGGTAGCGACCTGTTGTTGTCGCTGTCGAGTTCGGCATCGGGCACTTTCAAGGCATTCGGCCACTGCACGAGCCACACCTGTACGTTCAGCTCGGAGACGAAGGAACGCGCGGTGAAACCTGCAGCAAGCGTCACCACTCTGGGCGCTGGCTTGTTCAAAGACAAGACCGTGAACGGATTGAGCGTTCAAATCAAAGCCGACGGTCTGCGCTACTACGGCGAGGCCGAGAACAGCATCAAAGACATTTTGGGCTTGTGGAAAACTGGAGCGCTGATTTACGCCAAGGCGTTTGTCCGCTCGAACGATACGGCACCGTATCTGTCGGGCGCGTTTGTCATCAGCTCGGTTGAGCAGACTGGTGGCGCTGGCGAGGACGCAACCTACAGCGTGACGCTCGACAACAGTGGCACCGTGACCATCGACGACGCAAAGGTTGACGGTGTGGCAGCGGGAAATTTATAATTGAAAATTCAATCATTCAATTAGTCAATCAATCTATTAATCAATGATTGCTATGAAGAAGGAAAACACCGCCGCAACCGCGACAAACGAGAACGTGACAGCGTGGCAGGCAGTTGACAACAACGGCCGTGTGCTGGGAACAGCCGACAACCGCGCCAACCTCGAGAAAATCTTCAAGAACTACCTCGCGCAGGGGTTGGTGAGGATTGAGAAGAGGTAATCTTTTGGTTTTTTGGTGTGACAGGGGGCTGGCGAGTTGAAAGCCGACAGTCCCCGCACCAAAAAATTTTAGAGGTATTGGGTGTCAGGTGTTGGGTGTTTGTAGGGACGCGATTCATCGCGTCCGATTCACCAATTCACCGATTCACCAATTAAACAGTTAAACAACAAAACACCAAAGACAATGAACAAGATTGAAATCGGCGGCAAGCAGTACCCCTGCCGCATCACAATGGGCGCACTGCGCCGCTACAAACAAATTGAGGGCGAGGACATCAGCCAAATGGGCAACGACACCACCAAGGTGGGCACACTGCTCTTTTGTGCGGTGCAATCGGCCTGCAAAGCCGACGGTGTGCCGTTCGACTATGACATTGACACTTTTGCCGACACGGTTGACCTGACAAAGATTGCCGAGTTCGCGAATCTGATTACTGACGGCGACGGCTCAAAAAAAAAGACAGCCAAACCGTAGACATCAACACTCTGGTGGGGCTGGCGTTGGGGTCGGTTGGTATGAGTCTGGCCGACTTCGACGCCCTAACCCCTGAAGAGTTTGCCGAAGTGTACGGCGCCTGGGAGCGCAGCCATCTGCGCGAGCCGTGGGAACAGGTGCGGTTCCTGGCCTGCTCGAACCTTCAGCCGTGGAGCAAGAAAAGTCTGAAGGTTACCGACGTCTGCCGATTCAGCTGGGACAATGAGCGCCAGCAGGCGCAGCACACCGAGCCTGTCGAGCCGAGCACACGGGAACGGTTTGAGGAGGTTTGCCGCAAGGCATCAGGCATTAGGCAATAGGCATTAGGCAATTCAATCATTCACGCATTCAATCCTTCAATCAATGGGAACATATACCGCAAAGACACGGAACATTGGCAAGCGACCGCGCTCGAAGCGGTTGCGCGAGTTGGGCGGCACTGTCATCAACAACAGCGGCGCAATGCCCGACTTGAGCGGGTGCGAACTGGTGAGCAACAAAGTGACTGCTGTAGACTCCGAAAGCACCGATGTGCAGTACCCATCTGCCAAATGCCTCTACGATGCGCTGGCCGACATTGGCGATGCCATTGCCGCGCTCAACGAGGTGTTCTCGGCCATTGGCCACGTACACGCCATTGCCGACATTACCGGGTTGCAGGCCGCCCTCAATGGCAAGGCCGCTGCCGACCACACACACAGCCAGTATCTGACGGCTCACCAGACAGTGACAAACAAGGCTGCCACCATCGGCACAAGCCTCACCACCATTGCCACCATAGGCGGCACCGACATCACGGCCAAAATCGACACCGCCGCGCAGACAAGCCACACGCATGCCATCAGCGATATAACCAACCTTCAGACCGCATTGGACGGCAAGGCTGCGAGCAACCACACTCATGCCATTACCGACACCACGGGCACATTGCCTATCAGCCGTGGCGGAACTGGCAAGACAACTGGTGCCGACGCTTGCAATGCGCTGCTCAACTCTCTTTCGATAGGCGATTCCAATCCTGTCGACAACGACTATTACATATCGCAGTATGTGAATGGTGGCACAACTACAACTACATACCACCGTCGGCCAGTGAGTAAGTTGTGGAACTACATAAAAAGCAAGGCCGACAGTATCTATGCTGCTGCGAGCCACACGCACAGTTACCTGCCGTTGAGTGGAGGAACGCTCACTGGCAAG